GAGTGTAAGTCACAATGGCTACAACTACTAATTATACTATCAGATTAGGTAACGCCACTGTTGGTGTTGTAACCTCTGGTACTGTCGCTGTTGTTGCTTCTGCCAATATTGGTCCTGTTGGACCTATTGGTGTTACTGGAGCCACGGGCGTAACGGGTGCGGCTGCTACGATTGCTGTTGGCACAACAACTACAGGCGCAGCAGGTACTTCAGCATCTGTAACTAATTCTGGAACTTCTGGCGCTGCCGTATTAAACTTTGTTGTACCACAAGGAGTTGTCGGCGCAACTGGTACCGCAGCCACCGTTGCTGTTGGGACAACAACAACTGGTGCTGCGGGTTCTAGTGCTACTGTAACAAACTCAGGAACCTCCAGTGCTGCCACCTTTAACTTCACCGTGCCTCAAGGCGCTACGGGCGCTACGGGCGCTACAGGTGCCACTGGGGCGACTGGAGCAACAGGTTCACAAGGCATCCAAGGAATCCAAGGTGTTACAGGCAACACAGGTGCTACAGGAACTGCTGCAACCATTGCTGCGGGTACCACAACTACGGGTGCTGCAGGCAGTTCTGCTGCTGTAAGCAATTCAGGTACCAGTGGTGCAGCAATCTTTGACTTCACTATTCCTAGGGGAGATACTGGCGCAACTGGTTCTACAGGCGCAACTGGTACAGCAGCGACAGTTGCTGCAGGTACTACCACCACTGGGGCTGCAGGTACCACTGCTGCCGTAACTAATGCGGGAACTTCTAGTGCTGCTGTGTTTAACTTCACTATCCCTAGAGGTGATGTTGGTGCTACTGGCGCTACGGGTTCTCAAGGTATTCAGGGAGACACTGGAGCGACTGGCGCTACGGGAGCGACAGGTGCTGCTGGGGCTGGTGTTGCTGTTGGTGGTACTGCTGGACAAATTCTTTCTAAAATTGACTCTACTGATTATAATACCCAGTGGGTTTCTACTGTTCCTGTTGCTGCATACACTTCGGTTCTTAAACACGAAGTTAAGGCTGGCGAAGCAATCACTAAAGGACAGGCAGTTTATGTTTCATCTTCTAGTGGTACTAACATGGTTGTTACTAAAGCAACTAACGCCACAGAAGCGGGTTCTTCTAAAACAATGGGTCTGTTGGAATCAACTGTCGCTTTAAATGGTTTCGCCAATGTAGTTACAGAAGGTCTATTGGCTGGCTTGAACACGGCTTCTGCTACTGCTGGCGACCCTGTATGGCTCGGAACTAATGGGAATTTGCTTTATGGGTCGGCTAACGAACCTGTTGCTCCTGCCCATATTGTTTATATTGGTGTTGTAACCAGAGCACATGCTACTGTTGGTGAGATTTTTGTCCATGTTCAAAATGGTGTTGAATTAAATGAAGTACATAATGTTTTAATCACCAGCCCTCAGGACAAGGATGCTTTGGTTTATAATGCTGCAACTGGTTTGTGGAAAAACACGGTTGCGTCATCGGACCCGATGAATGACAGCAAATTTAGTGCAATTATTTTAATGGATGTAGGAGTTTAATATGGCAAGTGGTGACAGAGTAGAAACACGATTGGTTAACCCAACAGCGTTAACAGCAACAGACGCAGCCCTTGGGGCTGCGGTTGTTGCCACCAGTCATGTGTGGGTTATTAAACAGGTTATATTGTGTAACACTAGTGGCACGGACAGACTAGTATATTTAGGTATTGGTAATACTGTTACTGGTGGAACTTCTAGCCGTTTTATTCACGCTCTACCTATTGCTGGGTTTGACACTATCGTGCTGGATACGGCTATGGTTTTGAACGCTGGTGATAGGTTGTGGGGTTATTCCGACTTTGCTAGTGCTGTTAATATTACTGTTGTTGGCTGGGACAAAACACTGTAATGACTATTTCTTCTGCTCTCGGTTCTTCGGCTTTGTTGCCTGCTGGACTTGGTTTTCGTAATGTTTTAATCAATGGCGACATGAAAGTTGCCCAACGGGGTAATACATTCTCTTATGGTACTGGCGGTGGCAACTACTACTACGGTGCCGATAGGTGGAGAACCCAAGATTACACATGGTCAGCAGGTACAAACCCTACTGTCAGTAACGAAACAACCGTTGTCCCAACTGGTTTTACCAACGCATATAAATGGGCTAACGGTGCCACCCCTTTAACATTCAACTCTGGTGGTAGTCAGTTTATTAATCAAACAATAGAAGGATACAGTGCTTCTGCTCTTTATGGGAAAACTTGTTCTTTGTCTTTTTGGGTTAGGTCATCAACAGCAGGAAAGTATAGCATTTGGTTCACCAACGGCGCATCTACTAGAAGTCTGTTAAAAACATACACAATTATTTCTGCTAATACTTGGGAGTACAAAACATTAACTATTGATATGGCAACGGCTGTGTCCAGTGGTGTTTGGGAAAAAACAACAAGTGCGGGATTAAGCATGTCCTTTTCGCTTGGTTCTCATGCTGACCGTATTGGTAGTTCCAACTTGGATTCATGGGGAGCATTAAGTTCTTACCATTATGCAACTAGCGATTCAGTCAACTTGGCTACCATTGCAAACTCTACTTTTTATTTAACAGGTGTGCAGTTGGAACAGAACTACCAGCCGACCCCGTTTGAACAACGACCTATTGGTATTGAATTACATTTATGCATGAGGTACTACCAGAATTACCCTTATGGGGAATATCAAGAAAAAGTAGTGGCTATTGGTTACGCAGCAGCAAACTATTATTACGGCACACAAAACATGCGTGTTCCATTCAGGGCAGCCCCAACTATAACTTTATCTAGCATCCAGTGGAGAAATCCAGCAACTGCTGCATTAAGTGCAGGAAGCAATGCTTACTATAACGCCCATGCCGATGGTGCTTATTTTGCGTTTGCTGCTGCCAGTGGTGGATATAATGCTTTGAGTTTCTTTATTGCTTCAACACAGACTGCGGAGTTGTAAAAATGGCTAGATATATTGAAGGTGATTTGACGCAGTATGTGTGGTGTCCACCTAATGCCCCAGAACTTGCTCGTTACATTGAACGAATAAACGATGACGGTACAGTTTCAATTATTCCTAATGATTCAGCGAATGCAGATTTTGTTGAGTACGAGTTGTGGCTATCAGAGGGCAACACGCCTGAGCCGTATCAAGAACGATTTGCGAGCGAGGCATAATGGGTATTTCACAGCAAATAGGCGCGTCATCGTTAATTAAGGCTGGTGTTATTGAAAACACCGCCAACCGTCCTGCATCACCGTTTGAGGGTCAAGTAATTTTTCAGAAGGATACGGACCAGTTGCTTGTGTGGAATGGTACGGCGTGGGTTATCCCGAACAGTCCTGCACAAAACCCAACAGGTTTGGAACTGGTGACGGCGCAAACTATTGGTACCGCTGTTTCAAGTGTCACGGTAAGCAATTGTTTTAGCAGCACCTATGACAACTATTTCATCACTATGGGTAATGGTGGAATAGTTAGTAGTTATGGTCCATTTTTAAGATTTAGTCTTGCTGGTGTTACCACAAACTTGTGGTATGGGGCTGGTTATTATATGCAAAACGCTACTACAATTACAGGTTTTAACAATGCGGGGACAGCATACGGTTATGCAGGGGTTGGAGAAACAGGTTCGTATGGTTTCAAAATTGATATTCAATCACCATTTTTAACTAAACAAAAAGATTTTATGGTTCAATATGTTGGTGGTGGCACATCAACATATTCTGGTATTTACAATTCCCATTGCAACTCGTCAGCATCTTGTGCTTCTTTTACAATTACTCCCGAATATGGAACTTTAACTGGTGGAACAATAACAGTTTATGGATATAGAAAGAGTTAAGAAATGTCAAGACCGAACATTCAAATAGATAATGAAGTCCGTGAAATGACGGAAGAAGAATACGCTGAACTTCTTGCATCGGGCTGGACCGAAGAAGGAACCCCACTGGGGGGTACTGTGTAATGGCTATTAGTAATAATTCAACAGGTATCCGTACAGGTGTGTGCACCAGTACGACACGCCCTACAGCCCCGTATGATGGTCAAGTAATTTACGAAACAGACACCAAACTTATGAGGGTGTATGCTGTTTCTACTTCAACATGGAACTTTATAGCACCACAATTAAAGATGTTAGCAGGAACAAGCAACTCAACATCATTAGTTAACATAGGAGACAAATATCAGTTGGTTTACAATAACGAACATATTGATATTGACGGAGAATATAATCCTTCAACATCAACATTTACCTGTGCAAACACTGGTGTTTATCTTATAAACATACAAACCAGTGCCCGTTTAGGAAATAGTGGTGATGACTATAAAGTGTATATCCGTAAAAATTCTACAGATAGTCAGCCGTTTACTCAGGGGGCATCATCTGGTAATGCCGAAATAGATATGTTTATTATGCACCGACTGTCTCTTACGGCTGGGGATACAGTTAAAATTTATGCTGTTAACCAAGGGGCATACACCAATAGAATTGGTAATATATACACCGAAAATGCTTGGTGGAAGATAGAACGACTATCTTAATTTGTAACACAAAAGAATATTATGGATTTACAATCATTAATACATGAAAAAGAATGGCGTAAATGCCGAGGCGCAGACGACGCCACACTAGAAGAACAACTAGAAGCATTTGTTTACTTCTGTGAAAACTACTGGCATATTAAACACCCCGAACGAGGTCGTATAAAGTTTGAAATGCGTGAAGCACAAGTTGAAACCATGCGTGTCTGGATGTCCGAACGCTACAGCATTGTACTAAAGGCACGCCAGATTGGTTTCTCCACTCTGGCTGCCGCATACGCTTTCTGGCTTGTGTTCTTTCGCCCTGACCGTTTCGTAGTTATGCTAAGCCGCACTGAACGAGAGTCAGTTAAACTACTGGCTAAATCTAAATATGGTTTTAGATTTATGCCTCAGTGGATGAAGGAACGGGGACCTAAGCAAACGACTGACCATCAGCAAAAAATGATGTTTGATAACGAGTCTGCTATTGAATCTTTACCTAGTGGTTCTGACCCTGCCCGTGGTGAGTCGGTGTATTTAGTTATTGTGGACGAGTGGGCTTTCTTACCTAACCCTGAGGAAGCGTGGGCTTCTATTGAACCTATTGCCGATGTCGGTGGGCGTGTAATTGGTTTGTCCACCGCAAACGGGTCTGGTAACTTTTTTCACCAGATGTGGGTTGGTTCCCAAACGGGCACCAACCAATTTGAAGGTATTTTCTTTCCTTGGTCCGCTGGTGACCGTGACGAGGACTGGTACACAGTTAAGGCACGAAATATGCAACCTTGGCAGTTACATCAAGAATACCCTCGTAGCCCTGAGGAGGCTTTTGTCAAATCAGGTAACCCAGTATTTGACATTGACATGCTGGACAGTTTTGAAACCCTTGAACCTATGGTTGGGTTTCTCCATGCGTACGCAGACAAAAAATACGAGTTTGACGAGGGAGAAGATGGTCCTCTTAGTGTTTGGGCTTTTCCTGCTGTTGATAGTGTTTATGTGATTGGGGCTGATGTGGCGGAAGGTTTCAGTTATGGTGACTTCAGTTCTGCCCATGTGGTGGATGCCACCACTGGGGAAGTTGTTGCTCATTGGCATGGACATTGTGAACCTGATGTATTTGGTGACATACTTGCCGACTTAGGTTGGTGGTATAACCAGTGCCTTGTGGCTGTTGAGTCCAACAACCACGGCTTAACCACCATCAAGGCTGCTCAACGGGCTGGATACCGTAACCTATTTAGACAGCGTAAAATTACTCAGCGTAATCCTCAGGCTACTGAAACTTTGGGTTGGAAAACGACTACTGTTACTAAACCGTTGTCTATTGACGAGTTGTCCGCTGCAATTCGTAACGAGGAGTTAATCATTTATTGTCAAAGGACTATTGCGGAGTTGCGTACCTATGTGCGCAAGGACAACGGAAGAACTGCTGGCTCTCCTCATGATGACCGTACTATGTCTTTGGCTATTACTAATCAGATGTTGAAGTATGTTTGGCTTCCTGAGTTCCGTGGGGATGTGGTTGTACCTAAAAACAGTCTCATGTGGTGGGAACAACACATGTTTAGTGAACAAAACGAGGGTAAAGTACCGATTGGGGCACATAATATTCGTGCCAGTCTTAAAGTTCCTCTTTAAGGAACAAGATTGCTATTATTATGGAAGTAACGAACTTTAAATGCGTGAATTGTGGCTGTTCAGTGGAAGAAACTGTTCAAAAGCGTGGTTATGTGTGCTTTAAATGCCATGTTAAGGGCATTCGCCTTGGTTTTACTCACGGTAAAGAGGCTTTTAGTGGTCCTACTATTGGTGAGATTCAGCGTAAAACAGAATCTGATGCTAAAGCCAAGGGTTTAAACATTGAACCTGTCGGAAGTCGTTGGATTTAAGTGGAAGCGTGGCTTGTGCCCATTATTGTTGCCATTATTGGTGGACCTATAATGGTTGTTATGCAGAAGTTGCGTAACGAGAATACAAGCCAGCATGCTGAGGGGCGGGAACTGCTTAATCGGGTTCTTTACAAGGTTGATGAAGTTGGAACTAAGATTGACACTCATATTGGGTGGCATGATGGAAAAGAGAAATAATGCCAAAGGTTGGAAATAAAACATTCCCTTATACCGCTAAAGGTATGAAAGATGCCAAAAAGGCTTCTATGGTTACTAAAGTGGCTAAACAAAAGAAAGCAAAAAAGAAATGAAAATTAGTAAAGAAAACAAATGTGCACTGGCATCATATGCCCGTTCCGCAACAGCAACCGTGCTAACGGTTGTTATTGCAGGAGAAACATCCCCCAAGGCTTTGTGGGCTGCTGTAGTGGCTGCTTTTCTGCCTCCTGTTGTTCGCTGGCTTAACCCAAGTGACGCTGCTTTCGGAAGGAGCAAATAATGGCTGCTAAAAAGAAACCCGCCATTACTGGTTTACATTCACAAGGTATTGTTGATGACATCATTAAAATTGGTGTTAAAGGTGTACGAGCAGCAGTTAGAACTACTAAAGCCAATAAGAAGTTTGCTAAAAAAATTCCTGCTGTACCTACTACTCGCAAAAAAGATGCTTTTGGTATGTATGAAACAACTAAGCAAAAAATGAAAAACCAAGGTGCCCTTTCTTATAAAGACAGTATTGTTGGTGTAGCCAAAGAAAAAGCAAAAGCAAAAGCAGCAGCAAGACCGCCAGAACCTCCTACTTGGGTTCGTTCAGACCCAATGACTCGTAGAAATCTGGGTAAAGCAAACCCAATGGGTAAACCACCAGAGCCTCCTAAACTTATAGGACCAGCACGACCAGTTAAAAAGGCACCTGTTAAAAAGGCTGCACCAAAGAAGAAGTAATTATGGCTCGTAAACCACAGTCCGAACAACTATCAACATACCGAGAACATCTTAACGCCTCCAAAAAGTGGCGCAAAGATGAAGGGTACGACGCTACATGGAAGCGTCTAATTGATATTTACAAGGGTAAACACTATGACCATTATAGTGACGAGGACAGAATGTTGATTAACATTTCGTTCTCCACTATTAATGTTATTGCTCCTGCTGTGGCTATTAACTACCCCAAGATTACTGTCAACGCAACCAAGCCCGACAACGCACCTAATGCTGTTGTCGCTGAGGCTGTTGTTAACTACTGGTGGAGATACCGCAGTATCCGTGAGGAGTTCCGCCGTTCAGTTAAAGACCTACTTATTTGTGGGCATGGCTGGATTAAAACTGGTTATCGTTTTGTTGAGGAGGCTTCAATTGGTGAAGATACTGAAAGTGATTACAATGACAATGTTGCTGGTGGTGAATCTACTAGTAATTCTGTCATAACAGTTGACTCTCCGTTCGCAGAACGGGTGTCAGTGTTTGATGTGTTTATTGACTCTGATGCTACATCTATGCATGATGCTAAGTGGATTGCTCAGCGTATTCGTCGTCCTCTTGCCGAGGTGAAGTCGGATAAGCGGTATAACAAGAATGCTCGTGAAGAAGTTACTATTATGGCTGTTAGTCGTTATAGCGAGGACCCTAGCCAGCGTAAGGTTTATGACAAAAATTATGGTTATGCAGAAATTTGGGAATATTATGACATCCGTAATAAAACGATGTCGGTTTTTAGTGACGGTGGTGAATCGTTCCTTATTAAGCCAACTAAGATGCCTTATGCTTTTGGACATCCTTTTGTTATGCTTCGCAATTATGATGTTCCTGATGTTTTTTATCCCATTGGTGACCTAGAGCAGATTGAACCATTGCAGCGTGAGTTGAACGAAACCCGTTCACAGATGATGAATCATCGTAAACGGTTTGCACGCAAGTACCTCTACAAGGAGTCAGCCTTTGACCAGTTTGGTCGTAGCGCCCTTGAATCTGATGAGGACAATGTTATGGTCCCTGTGGTTTCTGATGAGCCACTCGGCAATGTTGTCTCCGCATTCCCTGCCATAATTAGCCCTCCTGAGTTTTATAACCAGTCGGAAATGATTACTAACGATATTAACCGTATTACTGGTTTGCCTGAGTTTATGAACGGCGGAATCCCTGAGATTCGCCGTACTGCTACAGAAATTTCGGCTGTTGCCGATGCTGCTAATGCTCGGACAGCAGACAAGTTGGCTATTGTTGAGATGGCTATTTCTGAGGTTGCTCGCCGTATGGTTATGCTTGCTCAGCAGTATATGACTGGTGA